GGTATATCGCGAGGTCTTCCGCGCTTAATACCACCGAAGCTTCGATTAATAATTGAAGCTGGTGATGTCAAAGCGTTGAAGATTACGTTGACGATTCTTAATCTGTATCGGGTGTGACCGTGCGAGCCTAAGCTTAAATTGGAAACAATCACTGACCCCTTCCGGGGGTTGAGCGAAACGTTGCCAATTAGAGAGCTAAAGGCAGTTATTAAGTACTTTCCTATCTCGGGGAAACCTGAGAAGGCTAGTGGTCTTAATATCACCACGGCGGGCCCTAATTTCAAGATTAGCAGTTTATCTGCTCCTTTTGACGCATTTACCTTTGCTACCCATCCTGGGTTGTTAGCTTCGCTTGAAGCTTACTCTCGTGCTACAGACAATCTCGATTTCTTTCATGATTTCGAAGAGGAATGTGCGCGAGTGCAGACATATGTGCGTCAGGAGTGATTATCCTGGGTCTCGAAGAAACCTCTTATGCTCGGTAAGCTTTCAAAGAAATTTGAAGCTGCCGGTAAAGTAAGGGTCTTTGCGATCACAGATTGATGAACTCAGTGTTTCTTTAAACCTCTTCATACTTGAATTAACGATATATTATCTAAAATTCAAAATGATGGGACATTTGATCAATTAGCGCCTCTTAGATTGCTAACTGGCTCGTTTAGAGTAAGTTATGATCTGAGTGCTGCCACGGACCGCCTCCCTATAGCTCTCCAAGTTCAAGTACTTGGACTGGTTTTAAACCANGAAGCAGCTATAGCTTGAGCATCTCTCCTTAGTGATAGGGATTGATACTTAAAGGAAGGTGAGAAGTGAGTGGCTTATCGATATGCGGTTGGTCAACCAATGGGGGCCTACTCGTCCTTTCCTATGCTAGCTTTAACACATCATGTGATTGTGCAAGTAGCGGCTAGGAGAGCGGGGTTTGGCCAATGGTTTTCCAACTATGCAATATTGGGTGATGACATTGTAATTGCCGACCCTAGGGTTGCTCCTCATTATCTTCAAATTATGAGGGACACCTTGGGTGTTGACATCAACTTGTCAAAGTCCCTTTGATCTGATATAGGTGCTATGGAATTCGCCAAAAGATTATTCCTTGGAAAGATTGATTTATCACCTATCTCTCCAAAGGTTCTCTTATTGGCGGTCCGCAATATCTTTTACCTTCCTGATCTCATCAGAGATATGGATGCGAAAGGGTATAGGATTGATACAAAATCCCTGTTAGCCTTAGGACGAACATCTCGGGGCCCTTTTAAAGGGGCTTCAAAGAATAACGTCTTTAAGGCTGTCTGAAGTTGTTTCTCTCCTTTTGGAATTCTGTCCGATTACCCAATACAATTTCTCGAAATTGGGATGAAAAGGGAAGAGTTACTGTTCAAGATTAGGGATTTTATCCTTAATTTTGCGCATAATTCTTTGAATTCCGCTCTAGAACGTTCGAACGCAGCTAAAGATAGCTGGTACGATGCTAGGGAAAGTGAGAGAGGGGGGTTACCAGGAGATATAATCTCAGTCCTACCATCCACACGCTGTGTTGATTCCTTTATGTTTGGGAAACCAATCAACGTGTTTGACAAGTCCTATAATCCATCCGTAGATTTATACAGGTCCAATGTCGATATGATGGCGCACTGATTTTATATATCTGAGTGAATTGGTAATAATCTTGCACAATTATCTGAACCCGCCGTAGCGGTATCAGATTTCTTGAATCCTAAGGATATAAATCGATCTATAGGCCATAAGGTCTGATCGTTTTGATCTATGGTTCAAGGAACTGTCAAATCCAAGCGATTACCACGCGTTTCCTACAGAAGGAANGAGCGTTCCTCTTCTAAGAAGAGCACAAGCG